ATTTGATCTAGTATCCTCCAATTGAAAGGAAGTATCGAAATCGAATCCTTGTTCAATTACAATATTGGATACATAAACTGCCATTATTAGAACTAAAAAGTATTCCTTTAGATATTTATATTTACAGCAAACCAATAAAATTATTTCTTATTTATTATTTCTCTAAGTAAAGATTTTATTTCTTCAATATCCTGTTTCATTTTATCCAATTCTTGTTTTTGCATATCTTTATAGTTTAAAGAGTTGACATATCGATTGTATGAAGTGGTGTCACAGTTAATTATGGCACCACTTTTTTCATCTCTATAAAGATTTTTATGTCCTTCTACCCTTATCATCTCAATGCAATGGTTCTAAGGTCTTTAATCCTTGGAGCATGTGCTTGATCAGTACCAGACATTACAATTTTGATTGTATATCCAGTAAATAAATCTAAGTTGTCTGCGGTAAATTCATACTCTAAATACTGATTTTCCAAACTTGCTGGAATAAAAGTATCAGGTTTTCCACTGTTTTTGGAATCATCGACTGGTGTAATAGTTCCATCAGCATTAATTGTTACATTATCATATCCTGGGAATAATTCAAATTCCTGAGTTACTTCACTAGAATCTGCTCTGATTAAACTATAAAGAACTCTGAAGTCTGCAGATTCATGCCTATAAGCAGCAAGAATTACTTTTAATGAAGTTGCTGCTTGAGAAAGATTCACTGTATTTGATACATATACTGCTGCATGTGGATCAAAGAGTATAGAATTAACTCTATTATCTGCAGAATAATCTGAAATTGGACTATTTAATCTGTTAAGTTTAAATTCTGTTATAGCAGTATCTGTGTAAATCATTGGAGACAGATTACTATCTGTCGTAGATAAAACTATTCCTGTAGTGAATGATTTATTTCTTGGTAAAGAAGTTAGTTTTGTAGTTTCATTTATACTTGAGGCAACCATTCTTACAGAATTTAATTTATTAACTTCATTCAACTCTACAGACTCAAATCCACTATCTATAAATGGTGTTTCACTTCCGTTAACACTCCTACCACTAATAGTTCTTATCGATGCTTCTACTGATGTTGAAGAACTTGGGGTCAATATATCATAATTTGGAACAATCTCATTAAATTGAATATTTTCAGTTGCCTTGCAGAAATTACCACCAACTGAAGATTGTGTTGTAAATGATAGTTCTGGGCGGTTATTATTATTGGTAGATCTATCTACCCCATTAGAACTCATGTCAATAGCAATACGATATTCATCTATACCATTTCCTAAAGAAGAAACATCATGTGTTATTCCATTGATTCTTCTAAGAGATACACCATTTAACTCATATTTTGTAACTGTATCTCCAACTTCATGAGGTTGTGCTTTACCTTCTACTGCTCTGGAATTTATGGTTAAAGTGCCATTTCCAACATTACTATAAGCAATTATTTCACCACCAATTTTAACATATCCAAGATAAGTTGGAGATACTGTTTGCCCTTCAAATGTTGTAAAGGTTGATGTACTTGCTACACTAATTGATGTTGTTTCATTAATAGAAAGTGTAGAACTTAGTACAGTTGATGATACACTTGGTTCAATATCTGTAAGAATAACCTTATCTGTTCCAGAATACATTCCATGATCAAAATGACTTACACTAATATATTTTCCAGAATTTAAATCTTCGCCTCCGTTAGAAGATAATATTTCTATAGTTGGGAGAGATATAGTAGATCCAGAATCATTATAATAAGTTAATCCAGCACCAGTAGTTACGAATGAATCGGATGTCCCCTGAACGCCAGAAACATATAATGTATCTAAATCGACAACCGAAGATATTGTGAATGTAGCATCTCTTCCTATACTACTAGTAACACCAACAACATCCCCAACCTGATATCCATTTCCGGCACTTGATATAGAATTAAAACTTAAAGAACCTCCAGATCCAGTTACATTCAATACAAGACCAGATCCGTTTCCAGTTACTGATGTTGTTTGAAGATCATAAGTTCCTGTTCCATAATTTATGCCGCCAGAAGTATTACTAATGTTATCGGCAGGACCACCAGTTCCTACAATATATGCATAAGTAAAAGTATTATTTCCAGCAATCTTTCTACCAGTTGTTAATATACCAATTGCTCCCGAATCGGATGTTGTAGTTATTCCTAATGTTAATGTTTTCGGTAAAGTTGTAATTGGATTGTTGTTTAGAATTTCAACATATCCATTACTTTCATCCAATGTTGGATTATAGAAGAATGCTGTACCTGTTGATGATGTAAAGTTTGCCTTATAAAGTTTAAACTTCATATCTTGAAGTTGATTGGCAGTCCAAATAGATCCATTCTGAGACTTAAAGAGACTTCCAAGAGCAAATTGTTTGGAATAGATTACCGATTCTGAGTTAGGTAAAGATTGTGTATTTACAGTTTCTTCGCCCATCTGTGCTATCCACATTTCATATTCATTACTAGTTTCGGCAACTGCAACAATTGCATATTCTTGCCCAGGGGCAAGATATATTGGATAATCAAAGGTTACTCTTGTAGGTGTTTCTCCATTTGTTGAAATATTTACTTCAGATGGCGTTAAAGTAACGGGATTTCCAATTACAGTTCTTGTTGGAGTACCCAGTTCAACCGTCCTGATTTCAATTCTTACTGGATCATTTCCAGAAGGTTTATTGGCGAAGAAAAGATCTGCGGCAGTTAAAAATGCACCATTTGCATCATCGTTCTGTCCATTAGCAGTAGGTGCTTCAATATTTCCACCAACACTGAATGATTGTGCTAATGGATCATAGAAAGTAGTTACTACTCTTGTCGTTTGTTTCTGGCGAACTTCAAATCTTCCTTCAGATTTATATGTAGTTTCTGCGGAAGATATTAATTTGCTTCCAGGAAGAGGAGTTTTATTTGTAGAACTGCTAGTCAATCTGTAAGTTTTTGTTCCAGTAGTAATTCTAACTGTTGGTGCTGGAGTTGTATGTGGATTCTGCAAGAAGAAAGAACCAATAATATCACCACTAGAATCTGAAATAAGACGAAGATCTTTAACGTAGGCTACAGCACCACTATTCTGACCAACTAATTTCACACCAACTTTTACATATCCATAATACTTTCCTTGTGCTTCCTCAGAAAGTGCAAAAGTGTCTACATTTAATAATTTTGATGATTGATTGTATGACTGAGATAGTGTTTCTGTACTAAAATATGGATTTGTGGTAAATGTTTTTGATGGAGAATCAAAAGGACCATCCTTATGGTTTCCAGAACACAATCTGAATGATATAACTTCATTTCCACCATCATATCCAATCACAGTTTCTCCAACTTCAAATGTTCCTATTGATCCATAATTTGTCAATGATGAACTATTAGAAATTTCTAATAATTTTGGAATATAATCTACACTACCATTACCATCAAAGAATTGATAGAATTTTGTAAGTGGTTTTAAGTTAGCAGCATAGAAGTGTGTGTTTCTGGATCTCATGTATTGTTCGTTTCCAGAAGAAATAAGAACATCTCTGGAAGATACACTTGTTCTCGTTTGTCCCCGAAGATTTACGTTAGCAACACGTCTTGTTCTAGTTGTAACCGAATTTTCGAGTCTAATAGTTCTTACCCAAGTATCACTAGATGGTGATAATTTAATATTTCCATTGTATGAAACTACATTGAATGGATTTACATTTTCCACTCTTGTTGCCAGTGGTTGTTCAATCCAACCAATGCTTTCATACTTTAAAGTTATAGTATTTCCAGTTTTTTGAACGTTAGAATCTAAAAGATTGAAATTGGAAGATAAATCCAAATTTTCATCGGTAATTTCGGATGCTGGAGAAATTGCACCCTTTAAAGTATTAGTACTAATAATTGTAGTCAGTTCTTGCGAATTTGGATCTATCTCAATAGAAGATATATCTACATTAATCAAAGAATTATTTTTAAAATCATCAACAAAAAATCCAGTTTTAAATCTATTATTTCCTTGAGCGTCTTGTACTTGAAGAGTTTGTGTATTTAACTCCAACAATGAAAGAGATGTTACTCTTTCTAGATTTTCAATTCTATCTTCAAGTTTACCAATATCCCTCATCGTATATCTTCTGTTATCTACAAGAGATATAGTAGCATCATTTGGATCATAAAGATATGCTGGAAGTGTAATTGTACCGACCTCCATAAGTCCATCTGGATTCGAATTGACTGGAGGTTTTGGATTTATTTCTGAAGTTCCTTTCTTCACAATAAAGTTTCCAAAAATATCCAAATATACCTTATCAATTCTTGGTAGGTAATAAGTATATCCAATTAAAGAACTTTCATTTGGTTTTAAAACAAATTTGGGTAAAGTTCCAAAATCTCTTGAATCAAAATCAAATGGAGACTTATCTGTGGCAGTAAACTGCGATACTCTTGGTCTAAAATCCAAGGTGTCAGACGATCTTATTTGTCTTGGACCAATATTTGGAATATCTTCTAAAAATCTTTCTTTATCATAACTTAGGACCGTGTAAACGTCTCCATCATCGGAAGATGGTATTGTGTAGTGGTCAAATATTACTTTTAGTTTCTTTGATGGTATTGGGGTATTCAGATTTCTAATAATTTTCGAATAATCATAATATTGGTCTTTTTGACCTTTATCTAAGATATAAGAAGAAGTAATATCCTTATAAGATCCTTTTATAATTAATTGTAAAGGATAAGAACCATTAGATTCTTCTAAAGTTACCGTTTCCCCAGCAACAAATCTATCTTTATTCAAATATACTACCGATAATTTAAACCCTGATTTAGAAATCACTCTCGCTATGGCATTGCTTGAGAGACTCTTAATATTTTCTCCTATAATGGCATTACTTACCGCAGAACTATCAAAGAATTGAATTTGATCTAAAATTGGAGAATCTTTGTCAAGAGACTCATACACCGCAATAACTTTTACTACATCTGGCCAATTCAAAGAAATTTCTTCATCTTGAACTCTCAGTCCATAATTTTTATTGTAAGTTAATCCATCATCAATAGATGAATTTTCATTACTTCCAGATTGAGGATACTTTGAATATACGATATCAAGAACGGAACTTTTGGTATATTCCTTTATCTTATTCTGAATACCAGATTTTTTAAGTGTTACATTAACTACAGCATTACTCCCATTTGTCAATCCATTAATGGTTACTTGACTTCCATCGTTGTTTATAGTAAATGAATCAGAAGTTACTGTCCCAATTCCACCGCCACTGTAATGGACAGAATATCTTTCCTCGTCAAAAGACTCAAATACAATTCCAGATATAAAAGAACTGGTATCAATTGTTAATTGTCCGCCCGATATAGTTTGATTTTCAATCTGATCTGAGATTTTTAATGTAGAACTAGAAAGATTTACTGATTCTATATTGGACTCTGCAAGTTGTGCATAAAGATAGCTTTTTTCTTGATTTTTTAAAGTGGGATAACCCAATTTTACACTGTTAAAAGTTCCAACCCCAACAGAACCATTTCTGACGCCAGATACTGTGGTTGTTGTAGTTAAAGTTAAACTAGTAGTGTTGTTTGCTGTTACTCTATTAAAAGTTTCATCACCAGTTCCAGTTTGATATCTAATAACATCTCCTTCTTTAATTCCACCAAATGTTTTTCCAGAACTTGTTAATGTGTTTCCAGAAATTGATATATTAGAAATTCCATTTGGCAAATTAAAAGAATCTAATACTGAATCAGCAACAAAATCTGCCCCAAATCCAGAAACAGCAGTTGTTTGTTTTGTTGATTTAATATCTTTAGTTCCATACACAACAATTGAGTCAATTGTTGCAGAAACATCGATGCCATTGATAATTAATTGTTCACCAGCAGAAAATGTACCTGAAGTCTCTCTTAAAGAAATCGTGCTTCCAGTACCAGAATCTACTGCGTATCCACTAGCACCACTACTCTTTCCCTTAATATAAGTTGAAGTTATAAGACCTAATGGTGCTACAGGAGTATTTAAAGTGAGTTTTGTATGTGTTTGAATATCATACAAGTACAAATCCCAATTGGTTGCTGCTCCCTCATAAGCAGCATCGGTCAAATTAAAAGTATATACTCTAGCATTTCCAATTTTATTTCCTGTACCACCAAATTGATCATAAAGATCTATTTTTTCTTTTTGTTTAGGTGAACCAGAAACATTATTAACTCTTAAGAGATTTCCCATCTCAAAAGATACATTTGCATTAGAAATTTGTAAAGTATCTCTCGGTTTTTCTACATCTATAATAGAATTAGAAACAGTTTCTACATTATATCCACCGACATAAGCTTCTCCAGGAGAAACTTTAACGCACATTAAATCATCTGATGGAGTATTTAATTGGTCTGTGGATTGAGTTTCAAAAAATAGACCATCATTACCTAACTTATCATTTAAAGAATTATGCACACTTACCTTAAAGTTATCTAATGCATAATGTCCAGATTCTTCGTAGGTTCTTTCCGCAATATAATCACCAAGTCTGGAAAGTTCTGTTTTAGACTCTATTTTCTTTATTTTTCCATCTTGTACTCTAAGTAATTCAATAAAATTGGTATCATTAGTATCTGTAATTAATTTTTTTGTAAGAGTTAAGTTGATTTGCAGTCTATCAGCACCTGGTGCTGCATAGTTTGTAAATCCTTTAGCATTATCATACAGAGATTCATCATCTTTTGCATTTACTAAAAGTTCTTGTATTGATAATCCTACTCTATATGAAGGTGTATTTGTGTAATCATCGAGTATGATAGTTTGTTTTGATACAGCAGCAAAATGTCCTCTTACAAAATAAACCCCATCACCAATAGATGCTGCAGACCCAATCGAAGTCGCATCCAAATTAATTAGAGATGCAAAAGGAGTTCCTGCATTAATAGTAGTATTCCCATATATTATATTTTCATCGCAATATAAAGATTCTCCATCTTCAAACTGCTCAAAGTCAAAATTACTATTAGAATTTTTATATTTTACATAAATTGTTATGTATTCAATATTAGAGTTATTGGGTAAAGAGACATATTGTACCGTTGCCGTACTTCCAGATAGTTGCCCAGTTATAGTTTTTCCTATAAACTTATCAATATATAAGGATACGTTAATACCAAGTTGTTGAGTATTTAATTTTACAGCATAAAATTGTCCATCATATACAATATTTCCTGGAATTACTACAGACCCTTCTTTAAAGGTATAACTACCAAAAGATTCAATTTGATTTTGCAGTATTGATTGTAAGGTTGTCAGTTCTCTTGCTTGAACTGGATATCCTGGCTTAAATAAGACCCTATAAAAATTCTTATCAGAATCAAAATCATCAAAATATGGATTGATATTTAAATCTGTTTTTTGTGCCATGTTTTTTAGAATTCCAGAATGATTTTAACGTCTTCTTTTTGCCTAAGATTTCTCTCAACTTCGGGTCTATTATCGATGTAAATAATTGTCCCTGTCTTCTTATTTATCTCTGGTGTAGCAAGTCCCTTGATGAAATTAACACCCAAATTCACTCCATTTAAAGTTGTCCCATTAAAGGAAGAATCTATACTTGTATTACCAATGCCAGATATACTAATATTTTGGGGAACACTATCTACTTCAGAAACAAATTCTATTACATTAGAAGTTGTTCCAATCCCAACATCAACATTTGTCCCGTCTCTTTGATTTAAAGAATTTGGAAAATAAAGTGATCTATCTCTAAAATATTTTAGAATTTTTGTATCTTTATCCCAAGAAGCTACATAACCTTTTGCTTGATATTCAGTTTCATCAATTGTTCTAACCTGAGAAACCACATCACCAATACTTGGAGTTCCTGTAAAATCTCCACTTAACTTTATAGAATAAAGTGAAGAATATGATGATCCCGTAAAAGTGTTTCCAATTCCACTAGAAGTGTATTGTGATACATTTTTTACAATTCCAACTTGTGAAAATTTTGTATCAACTGGAAAATCTTTTGTAGAATCATCAAACCTAGCATAAACTAAAACTCTGTCGGCACCCAATTCTGTGTAAATATCATATCCATGTCCCCTTGATGGAGGAATAATTGGAATTAAAGTTGCTGGATCAGATATAGAACCCAATCTTTCAAGATCAACAATTCCCCAAGTATATCCACTGCCACCAGTCAGTACTTCCGCTTTAGTTATAATACCTCCTGTTGTTGTTATTCTAACTGTACCTCCACTACCATCACCTAAAATATCATATGTCCCATCCGTATATCCGCTACCGCCATTTTCAATATAAACAACTTTAATTTGGTCGATATCATTACCAGATTCTCTCACATCAACAATTTGAGAGTCTTCTGTAGTTGTCAACCAATTGTTAGGAAGAACAATATATTCTGTAGAATCAAACTTGATTACATCATTTGGAGATATGGAAAACAAGTATTTCCAAATATATCCATCGTCGTATTTAACTGGTTGTAAATCTGTTGATGTTGGTTCATATAAGGAAGAATTTCCTTCTGGTTTGGTTCCGGAAGAACCATTACTCAAACAAATATAAACTCTAAAATCTTTATTGATTACATAATAATCTGAATTATATAATGTAGTTGTTCCAGAATTTGGAGTTGTATTCAAGGCACTATAATCGTGTCTATACATATCATAGTTTGTGTCGGAAGTCCACTGGACTTTTCTTACCACTCTTCTAATGTTTTCACTAGTAATTCTCTTACCAAATAATGCAGTATCTCTATAATGATTGAGATACTGCGTATTGTCCGTAGGAGCTGGAGGCGACTCATCCCAACCAGAATCCCTACCAAATCCCGTAGCACTTGAATTTGACAATCCTAAAAAGACATAATATGAATTATTATCATCTAATACAGAATTTACAAAATTATCAGCATTCAATATTCTAAATTGATCTGTTACTACAGCAGCCATATTAATATAGTTTTTTAGATATTTATAATACTTTAGGGGGGAGTTGGATTTCTCTTACGAAGAGCACCTGTTTCTCTTATACCAACATTTCTTCTTTGAATTATTGGGTATGTAGAAAGACCAGAAACAATATTTCCTGTTACACCTATAGAAATTGGATTAGAAGATCTTTGTAATCCAGAGGTATTTGACAGTCTTCCCCAAGAGAAGTGTCCAACAGGAGTGTGTATAGATCCTTGAGTTGCAATTCCAACCAAATTGGAATTAGAATGTACTCTACAAGTTATGATACCTGTGCTTTCATTCAACTGATCAACAACATAAATGTTGTCAAGATAATTAGTTCCAATCCCAATAGTTTCCGCATCAGATGAATTTATCGAAGTAACTCCATTTCCAACAACAGTGTCAAAAATATAGATTGGATATCCTACTTGCAGTTGAGTTCCAATTAAAGATTCTAAAGTAAACTCTATAGCTAAATTTGGAATTGTTGTTGATGCAATTCCAACAATAGATCCAGATTCTCCCTGAATAGTTGTGAAATTCTTTACAAGTTCGATTGAATCATTGCCAGTCATTGTAGATATTGAAGATGTCGATATCCCACCAACGATTAATCCATCAAAAGAACTAAAATCAGGATCTTCATATCTAAACAATTCAACACCATCGACAAATATTTCAGTATCAGTTGTGGATACACCACTAATTATATTTGCTACTGGGAATACCAATGTTTCAATAGAATCTCTTGCTTTAGAAACTATTTCACCATTTATATTTTTATCAACTTTTTGCTTTATCAAACTTAGTGGTCTATAATTTTCACTAATACCGGGACCAGAATACAAGTTTGTTTCAAACTTATCAGAGAATGATAAATCTGTAACAGTTCTCTTATCCTGAGATAAAATATTTGGATATTCATTGGATTTGAGTATCTGAACCACATCTCCTACCTTTATAGTTTCATTGATATTGGTTACTTTTGTAACATCAACACCAGTTCCTTCATAAAAATAAATCGAAATATTATCATCTGGTTTTGGGGCAGTTGTGAATGTGAACGAAGTTCCACCACCGAAATTATAAGAGAACCCTGGTTTCTGAAGAATACCATTAATGAATATCAATAAGCAGTTTTCAAGTTTAATTCTTGATCCTTTTTTAGTCTCAAAACTGAGAAGATCTCCATTGTAAAATAGGGGGAAAGTTGTTCTAGATCCATTTTGATAGTTTTTAATGGAATCGATAAAATCTAAATCTCCAAATTCCCAAGAAGCAAATTTATCTCGATATGTTTCCAATACGAGCAATTCAAAATCATGAATTGGAGATGATAATCTATAATCTGTAACTAAACCAACAGGTTTAAATACATCTCCTCTTTGGAAAGAATATCCTTTCTTAGTTATCTCAAAATCAGTTACTCCATAATAGGTTGAACCAATTCCAGTCGCACCTACAGGTCCAACATTTAAACTAATAGATAATCCAATTCCAGTCTGTGTTGTCAGTCCAATACCAAGTCTAGAAACACCTATTACTGAAAGATTTTCATAAGAGGGTGATGACACAAATATTTGTGGATTAGTATAACCTGTTCCACCAGCACCAATGTTAAAGGAAAGTGAACCTCCAGCACCAACAACTGCAGTAATACTTGCAGGATCTCCACCATGATTGGAATCATAAACAGTAACTCCAATTGAAGTAAGACCATTATATCCAGAACCATAAGTTCCACCTACTAATCCCGTTGTAATTCCAGCAATGGAACCTCCAGCACCAACTACAGCGGTAACAGATGCCCCGACAAGAGGAGCAAAACCAAGTCCAGGTGTAGAACCATACGAAACAATAATTCCACCCCTTGGAGTTTCATTTTGATTTATGTCATAATCGGAAAAAACATATTCTAAAGGATCTGTATCTGGTTTTGTTATACCAGAAAAAACTAATGTTGTTATTCCAGCAATAGTATCTTCTAAAATATCAAAATTACCATTTGGATTATTATCAGTTGATGGTTGTTGGAAAATACCATTTATCAGAACAATTCCGCTTCCACCGATAGTTCCAATACCTGTGGTATCAGCACCACCAACTTTCATTGTAAATGTTCTTCCAATTCCATTAAACTGGTCGGACAAATCATCATATATTTTATTTGTCGTATAAGTAGATCTTAAAAATACTCTTCCATTAAAATCTGAAGTTTCGTAATCTATGTTGTAAATTGTTCTTTCAATTTGGGGATTTCCTCTTGGTGGATCTACAAAGTGTAGTTCATTTTCTACAATATTATATGAACCTCTATAAATGTCTACCACTGTAGATGAGGTGTGAGAAGTTGCACTAGTTCCAACAAATCCTCTCTTGGTACTAATTAAATTGAATGATCCATTGTTTGTAATTGGACCAGAGGTTGACGTTCCTAATCCAACATTAGTAACTTTAAAGTATTCATCATCTATCTTCAAAATGTCTGAAGGAATTATTGATGATATTCCACTTAAAACAAATAATTCATCCGTATCAGAAATATTTTGAGATAAAGTATGTGATACATTCGTAAGAGTTAATGGACTTTGAACAAGATCGTCAAGGGTAATAATTGCTTTTTCATTCTTCTTTTTCATTTCAAATTGGTGTGCATTTCCACCACCAAGATTTGTAAATGTTACTGCTGTCCCAGAAATACTTGTAGATATCTGGAATTTATCATAATCAAGATTATTAACAATAGCAAAAACCGTAGAAGGTAATGTTCCGCTAGTAACACCATCAGTGTATACCATAGAAGTTCCTGCAATTCCAGCAACTGTTGATTTTGGAGTATAAATTAATTCTTCTCCATTTTTGAAGAAGTGGTTTTGTATATTAAACTCACCTGTTGATGGATTAAGAATATTTTCATCTGTTGGGTTAAATGTTTTGGCAAAAATGGGAACTCCATCTGATGTTAAATTAAAGTTAGATCTATTAATTCTACTTCCATTTATTGAATTATAGAATTGTATGTCTATAGATTCTTCAATATTTCCATATTCCAATAATGGTGGATCATTGTCCCTATCCAAAATGGTATAAAAACACTGACTAAACGCTGAAAGAGTGATAGTTTCTGATGAATATTCTGCATCTGGATAGAAGTTTAATTCTAAATCTGATCCACTATTATCTCCACCAAAAGTTCCTATTCCAGAAGCACTATCAAAGGTTCCAATACCACTTACACTAAGAAGAGGTGATTGCTGAACATAAACGTCAGTTCCATCTTGTATAAGCATTATTTGGTGAATAGATTTGGTAGATCCAATGCTAACTTCTACTAAAGATTTGAATGAATTGAAAAGACCTTTGTCTATTGATACAATGTTCGTATTTCCTGTTCCAACCGTGAAATCGGAACGATACAAAATAGATCTCTCATAACCAACTGGTTGACTATCTGTTTTAAATCTATAAAAACCAGTTCCTAAAGTTGTGGTTCCGAATCCAACAATCTTTGCTCTAAAAGTATTGTTATTAGAGGAAGTATTCGTATAATTTAATGATAAAATTCCTCCGGAAGATATGTTCGCACCAAAAGATCCTATGAAATTGTTAGATATTTCGGACGTTTCAGATTCTGTATCAAAATAATATTCCGATAAGTATGTATTAGAACCATCGGAAGTTACATATAATTCAACAAAGTTCATTTGGTTTGTTGAATTATCAATTACTTGAACATTGGCATACAAAGAGTTTGAATTTGAATCTAGGTTTACAACAGTAGACGTTTCTCCAGAAGTAATAATGCCAGCAGAACTTACTAAATCTACAAAACCTACTGCAGTTGTTCCAAATCCTACTGCGGAAGATCTAAAAGTATTTCTTACAAGTTTTAGATCATAGTCAATATCATATGGGTTTTCTGGAACAAATCTTAAATATCTATTATTAAATTCATCTTCTATAATGATAAATTCGCCATAATTTTCTCCTAAAATATGGACTTCGGATGACCCAACATTAGAAATGTTACCTTTTTCAACTAAGTAATAATCATCATTGTCATTTAATAAAACAATCTCCGTAAATTGAATTTGACTACCATCAAGATTTGTTATTCTAACTAGAAGATTTTCATATGAAATTGAGGGATCTAACAATAAAACATTTAAAAATTCGCTAGGTTCATCTTCAAAGTTAGAAAATTTATTACTAATATCATCTATTGCAAGAACACGGTTTCCAATATTATCAATATAATCCGTAAGTCTTACAGTTTCTAACTTAATATACCTAGAATTTCCAGTTGTAGGATCAATATCAATATCCTTTACATTATCGAAATTGTAAATTGTATCTACTCTAAGATCATCTATATAATCAATTATAACATTTGATTGGTCAATTCCTAAAAGATCGGAAGCATTGGTTTCTTGCTCTATTTGAGTATCAGCAAAATCTTTTAGTCCACTAGTATGCAATAGTGGTTTTATATTTTTTTCTACTTCTTTATATTCTTTGGTGCTCTTTACAGAGTATGAAAGATTTTGATAGTAATCATTATTTGATGTAACCTGATTGTCCAGACTTAATTTTCCAATCTCATCTATCCATCCAACATTCTTTGGAATTGAATA